TAATTATAGTGTAAATAAAATAATGGCAACTAATACACATCCTGGATTTAATAATTATAGTGAACAAAACAATTCAGCAAAATTAAAATTACAATCAGTAAATCAATGCATTCGCCAGTTAATGGGTAAATCTGCTATAAATTTTGCTGTTAATGGTTTACCATTTTTGGCTTTCTCCAACGCTAGTATTGGTCGCAAAGTAAAATTTGAATATAGTGCAAATGATGCAAATGAACCAGGTGAAAAAGATAAAAAAAGATCAGGCGATTATGTAATACATTCTGCTAGGCATAGTTTTAATGTCACAGATCAAAGACATCAGATTGATATGCATGGTGTTAAATTAGGAAATCCTCGATGACTACAACAAATGTATTAGCTAACGCAGTTTTATGGATAGGAACAGTTATCACAACATTAACAGATAACTTACCTGGAGTCAATCGATGTACAGTCAGAATTGATGGAGTCCATGGGCAACATGTTCTTGATTGTGACTTACCGCTTGTTACAGTTGCAGGTTCAACAGTGGGTGCTTCCAATGGCATTGGAGATCGCGGAGAATTATGTCCTGGTGCCAGATGTTATGGGATGTCTCTAGATGGAGATTACGTAAGTAACATTCTTATGGGAACCCTGGACCAGGTGCACCGGCCCAATGAAATCGTAGCTAATGCATCAGATGTACTCCAGGTAACAGCTACTAATACAAGTGAAATACAAACAGTAGAGACTACTGCAGTTACAGAAGTAGCAGCGCCTGCTGTAGGTACAGATAATGCCAAATTAGCCTGGGAATTCTTTAAATCACCTATGCGTAATAAAAATTACACTTCAGAAATAGTAGCAGGTATTCTTGGAAACTTACAGGTTGAATCTCCTGGACTAGATCCAACAGCTAGACAGGCGACTAGTTTAGCTGAACTTAGGGATGAAGTAGAGCGAACTGGTCCAGCTAGAGGCATTGCAATGTGGGAACCCCCACGATACCGAGATCTTCAAACATTTGCAGGTACGCGTGATGCAAATGAGTTAATGGTTCAGCTTGAATTTATTGATCACGAATTAGATGATAATTTTTATGCCAGAGATCTTTTTGGTGAAGCAGGTGAAACAGTAATTTTTGCTACTGTAGAGTTTATGAGAAATTATGAATTGCCACCAGCAGATGGGACTGGCTCAATAAGTCTACATGACAATGCCAATGCTGCTGATTACGTAAGAAATTCTTACGACGAAGCTTATTTCGTGTTAAACGCAGAAGAAGAAAGAATAACAAATGCCAAAGGCTTTTATAGAAGATTTACAGAAGCTAACGCGTTGGGCGTGCGCAGATGATACTAGTGAGGAGTAATAACAGATGAGTATAACTGTTGAAAAAATGTCAGAAGAATTAAGAAAAATTGTGGGGCGTGTCGATTACACTGAAGCTTTTGACGAATTAAATAAAGTTGTTACTCTTGCAAAGGGTTCAGAGACAACTCTATTAGGAAAAACATTAGGTGAAGTAATTGGTGGCATGGAAAGTTTGGTTGTAACATCAGATGATAAGTCCGAAGAAATATTAAATGAATTTGGTCCTGTTATAACACTTATGACCGAAAATGCACCAGGCATTGAATTAGAAATTAAAAAGACATTAACAGATGATAATACAACTGCTATTAATTCTATTATTAGTAACTCGGCAGTCGATATTCATGCAGTAGTTCCGACCGCAACTGCAGTTGATATTCATGCAACTACAGCTAGTTCTTCTATGAATCATACAGTTATTGCAGACGGAAGTGCTGGTGCAATTTTTGCTGGTGCAAGTGAAGCTACTGGAATTAATAATACAGATAAATTTGAAAATATGATGCAAGAAGTGTTACCAGACGATTTAAAAGATGTTGTCAAAGAAGCAGTAGATGCATTACAAACAAAAGAGGTTCAAACCGGACTTACAAAGGCATTTGCCAGTATTGATACTTTGTTAATAAAGGCAACAAATGGATTAAGCAGCGGAAGCCTATTAAAAGATATCACAGAAAACTTTTCTTCTGGATTCAGAAATATTCTAGGCAATTTTGGCAGTGAGTTCACTACTGGTAATAATACGAATTCTGTTTTAAATTCACTGTTAGGTGGATCTAATACAGATGCTATTAATAAGTCTGCAAGTATTAAAACTATTCCTGCTGATTTATCAAGAGAAGCATCTGAAAATGGAATAAGTACTGATGTTAGAAATGTAGATGGAGCACAAAATTTTATTAATAAAATGAATAAATCTTCACCAGGTCTTAGTACTATAATTAATGAATATCAAACAGGTATTGATAATATTATAACATCGTTATCAGATGTAAATACTTCTGTTGCTGGTACTGTTAAAGATGAAAATGCAGTTGATATTCATCAAGTACATAATGCAGAAACCACAAGTGTTGATAATTCGTTTACTCCATTAACATCACAAGAAGAAATAATAAGTATACTGAGTGCTGCTACTAGAGATTTTAGTACAGTTGTCTGGCATTGGAGCGGGCATTATAATGATTCTGCTAACATTGGTGCTGCAGAATTAGATGCAGAATATAAAGCAATTGGAAAGAAGAATGCCCCATATCATTTTGTAATTAAAAAGAATGGAAGTATTGAAACAGGCATATCACTTAATAATGAAAGTGCACATACTTTAGAAGAATTTAGAAAATTAAGCATTGGAATAGTTTTTATTGGTGGATATAATGGAGTTTCAGGAGGTCCTCCTGGCTTAGTTAAGTTAGATGTTAAATCGTTAACACGAGCACAATGGGATTCATTCTATGTGTTTATGAAAGCATTTTATTTTGAAAGACCAGGCGGAAATGCATATGGTCAAAATGATTTAATAGCAAGACCAAGTTCTAGTAATGGACCTGGATTTTCTGTTCGCGATAAAATATCTTCTTATCCATTCAATAAACGCAATATAGGTAATCCTATAATAGATAAGAAATTTTTAACCAGTACTGAAATAATATCTGAAATAAAGGTTTCAGATAGAATTCTAAATGAATCTAAGGATATACAATAATGGCTGATACTTGGGAAATAGATTTTAAAGATAAAACAGAATTAAACGCTAAAACAAGAAATAGCACGAGCAAAGGAGATCCTCGTGGAGAATATCCTACTCCAGAATATTTTTATAAGTCTTCAGTTAGTAATCAAACATACAAATTAAGTATAGGCGGCGGAGATCCTTCTATTGATTTAGGTGGAATTGTTGGGACTACTCCTAATTCGTCTGATTATTCTCAAGCAAACATTAGAGTAACTAAGTCAGGCCATGCTTTAATATTTGAAGATGCCGGCGGTGAAGAAAGAATAATTCTAAGACATAAAGATGGAACTGGCATTGAAATGCGACAAGACGGTTCTATGATTATGAGAACCGAAACAAATATGATCACTTCTGTTGGGGGAAGTGGTGTACTAATAATAGACGGCGACTTAAAAGTATCATGCAAAAATGTGGAACTAGATGCGACTGGTGATATGGATATGCGAGTTGCCGGCGATTATAATTTAACAGTTGATGGTCATAAAACTGAAACTATAAAAGGTTCTGATAGACAAGTCGTAACTGGTAATAAATCAACAACGGTAACTGGAAACGTTAATACAACTACTGTCGGTACTGTAACTGATACTATACTCGGTAATGCTACTAATATTATAAAGGGATATTATAACAATATAGTTGGTGGTACATATTCGATGGCCATCAAAGGATTTGCAAGATTCACATCACAAACTGAAATTGCTATATCCTCTGGAAATATTAATATGGCAGCTGCTGATCTTTCTATATTTGGTGCGGCAGGCACGATTGGCGGAGCAAACGTAACACATTATGGTAAAAACTATTATGGAACATCTGCTACATTTACTGCTGGTGTAACCGCTGCTGGTGTAACTGCCAGCGGAGGTATGACTGCTCCAAGATTTACTGGTGATCTACAAGGAACCGCAGATAAAGCAAAAACTGGTGGTACTGATACGGCTGACGGTTCATCAAATTCTAATACAGTTGCTGCTGGTGTTACTGTAGCTACAAATACAGCTGCGACTGCACAACCGACCACTACGATACTAACAGATTATTTAGGTAATTCTGATAGAGGTATTCAGAAGGTTGTTATAGATTCAGGCGATCATATTAAAAATAAAATAAATCTTACAACTAAAACTGGTGGACTATCAAAGAGAGATTTATCTGTTAGAGAAATAAGAGCTAAATTAAAAGATGAAAATAATGCAGCAAATGCAGAATTCTTGCAATATATTCATACTCGAGGTTTAGTGTCTGAAGACTCAATTAAAAAAATACCTACAGAAGTAGGTAGATCTTATGATGGTAATATAGCATATTTACCACATAAAATGGCCGCTATGTTAGGTGAAAGCGTTTTAATAAAAAGCCAAAGAGCACCTAAAAAATTATTACCAGATTCTAGATATAATCCTATGGCAAAAAAACCTGAAGAAAATATAGGTAGTCAATTTACTTCTAAGATCAATCCCTATCAACTAGATCGCAAAAGCTTATTAGGTTATGGAATACCTATGTCTACGTTTTTAGTTAATGGCGTAACTCTTGGACATCTTGCTAGTATAGAAGAAAGATTAGATTTAGCTAGACAATTATTATTGCAAACAGAAGTAATTAAATTCTATAAAAATACCAAACAGTTTAAAAACTTTAGATTAGTAGTTGCAGAAGGCGTTTATAAAGCAGAAGATAATGAAACATTAAAAGAAGATTCTATTCCTCATCTTGCACAAACTGGTAGAGCTATAACATATGAACTATACAATCAAAATAATGTGATAGATCCGTTTATTACATTTAACTTTGCTACTAGACTTGCAGATAGTTTATTTGCATATGACAAAATAATACTTGACTATGATACTCTTGAAAAAAAATTAAATTCACAAATTATTGTTACTATGCCAAAAGTCAGTGAAGATTTTGAATATGCTACAAATCCAAGGATGGGATATGAAACTCGTTATAATAATAAGATAATGAGTAATACTGATCTAATTGAAATGGGATCATCAACACCACCGGCTGCACATAAAGATCCAATAACAAATAACATATTTGTATTTTATAATGTAGTTGGTCAAACAAGAGATAAACGTGTTAAAGCCGAACTTGAAACTGCTTTAGGTGATGCAGCTAAAACTGCAGGTATAGATTTTATTACTATTATAAGCGGTGCACAGCCTGGATCTACGTTAAAAAGAATTGGATCTACTCGACATGATACAGGTTTAGCAGCAGATATAAAATTAACTAAAAATGGTAGATTCCTAGATGCATCTAGAATACAAGATCAAGCCATAATGTCAGAATTTTTAGTAGCTGCAAAAGCAAATGGTATTTTAGCTGGTGGTATGTCTAAAAACTTTATGGGCAATAACACTATGCATCTTGATATGTTAGGTGCGTTTAAAGATGGCTCATATGATAAAAAGACAATTGTAACATGGGAATCTGATCCATGGTTTACTTATGCGTTAAAATTTAAAGAAACGTCAACTGGGCCCAGTTGATGTTCTAAATAAAAAAAAACTGTTATAAATAAAGATAAATAAAAGAGATAATAATGGCCACTAAATTAGCAGCAGAAGATAGAAACTTAGGATCTAGTTCTATAATTGGAACTAGAAACAAAGTCTATAAAGATATAGATCTTACATTTGCAATTAAACCAAGTGGAGAGATTTTTAAAAAAGAAGATGCTGCTGCAGTAAAACAGGCAATTAAAAATTTAATGCTTACTAATTATTTTGAAAAACCATTTAGTCCTAGGTTTGGAGCTAATTTAAGAGATTTACTATTTGATTTAGCTGATGAAGAAACAGAAGAAGACATTGAAGAAAGATGTATTGCAGCTGTACAAGCATATGAACCGAGAGCTCAAGCTTTAAACGTAACAGCAACTTCAACACCTGATCAAAATTCTATTAAAGTAGTTCTTGAATTTAGAGTAATAAACACAGAAGAATTAGTAACTTTTACTACTACGCTTGCGAGGCTAAGATAACATGGCAACAACAATAAATTCAACCGCATTAGACTTTGCAAATATAAAAGCAAATCTAAAAACACATTTACTTAACTCTACAGAATTTGCTGATTATAATTTTGAAGCGTCTGGTCTTTCAAATATATTAGATGTACTTGCATATAATACGCATATTAATGGATTAACAACCAACTTTGCACTGAACGAATCATTCCTTGGTACAGCACAACTTAGATCGAGCGTAGTATCACTTGCAACTGGTATAGGTTATGTACCAGATACAATGACATCTGCAAAAGGAACTGTTGGAGTTACAATGAGCTTGGTTGGTGTCACTGGTCGGCCGAGTACAGTTGACTTGCCATCTAATACTCGGTTCTCATCATCAGTAGATGATATAACATTTACATTTCAAACAAGAGAAATTCATACTGCGACTGACGATGGCGCAGGTAGTTACTTATTCAAGACTACTAATGGTTCTACAGCTATTCCAATATTTGAAGGTACTTTAAAAACAAAAACATTTAATGTTGGCGAGTTTAATGAATCTGATGTTTATATAATTCCAGATGTGACTCTTGATGCAGACACTGCAATCGTGAGAGTAAACGACGGAAGCACAAGTGATACGTATATTAGCATTACTGCAGCTACTACTATCTCTGCTAATTCTACTATTTACATTTTAAAAGAAGCACCTAACGGATTCTATCAGTTATCATTTGGTGGTAATGGAATTCTTGGTCGTGCTCCTGCAGCCGGTAATACAATTACAGTAGAATATCTTTCTACAAAAGGTGCTGTAGCTAATACTGCAAAGGCGTTTACTGCTACAGATACTGTTACTGTTCTTGGAACTGCACGAACCCTTACTACCACAACAACTGCTGCTGCAATCGGTGGTGATAATAAAGAAACAATTGCTTCGATTCGTACAAACGCACCGTTTCAATATGCATCTCAAAATAGAATGGTTACACCCGAAGATTATACTGCTATTATAAACAGAAACTTCTCAACTCTTATTAATGATATCATATCATGGGGTGGTCAAGATAATCCAGAGCCTAAGTTTGGTACTGTATTTTCAGCTATAGATTTTGAAGCTGATGTAACCGCAGCTACTCAGACGGCAACAAAAAGTTCTATAGAAGATTTAGTTAAACAACTTGCTGTGATATCATTTAATGTAGAGTTTGCAGATCCAATTGAAACATTTATTGAAACTCAGTTATTCTATCAGATCAATCCTAATTTAACATCACTTTCTACTAATGCTATTACTAATTCCGTTAAAGCAGCAATTGTTGATTACTTTACTGCTAACACTGGCAAGTTTGAAAAATCATTTAGAAGATCTGCAATGTTAACCTTAGTTGATGAGGTTAGTTCTGCTGTACTTTCATCAAGATCTGTAATTCGCATGCAACAAAGAATTACTCCGACTATTAATATATTTAATGCATTTACTCTTACGTATCCTGCAATTATTGCAAAGCCAGCGGCAAATGCTACGCCAAGTGATAACGATCAGATAGTAAGAAGTAGTATATTTTTAGTTGATGGAAACCCATGTCGAATTCTAAACGAACAAAGAGCTAATGTAGCTACTAATAAATTACAAGTTGTAGAATCAGGAACAGGTACAATTATTGTAGATAATATTGGATCATTTAGTACTACAAGCGGATTGTTAACTATTACTGCATTCAGACCAACAGGTTTACTTGGTGGTTCTACTAATATTAAAATATCAGTTAAACCAGCTAATCAAAGTGCAATTGCTCCTGAAAGACAAAATATAATTAAGTACGATGAAGAAATAAGTACTATTAGTGTAGTAACAACAGAAGCTGAAAACTAAGATGTCAGATAAAACCCTTTCAGATATAGGAAGACGCGAACTAGATTTTACTGGAAATCTAATTAGCGAAGCTTTGCCTGAATGGTTTAGAGAAGATAATCCTAAGCTTATTACCTTTCTTGAAAAGTATTATGAAGACCTTGACGCAATTGGAAACTTCGGTAATAAAATTAAAACACTACCAACAGTTCGAGATATACCTCAGACTGCAAAAGCAAATCTTACATTTATTGAAGATGAACTATTACTAGGTCAAAACTATATTGAAGGTGCATTAGATCAACGTACTGGTGCAGAACTTTCAAATAACTTTTATCGTTCAAAAGGTACCAAGTTTGGTATCGAACGATTCTTTAAATTATTTTTTGGAGTAACACCAGAAATAATATATGGTAAAGACCTTGTACTCAAAGTAGGTAGTAAGATTGGTCCAGAAACAGGACTAAAAATTACTGATCCAACAATATTCCAGTTTTGGGGAATACTTATTAAAACCGGTATTGCTTCAAATGAATGGTTAGATTTATATAAACTTTTTGCTCATCCAGCTGGAATGTTTATAGGTTCAGAAGTGCAAATAGCAACAGTCAATGCTGATATTAGTTTTGATCTAATGCCAATCAGTGTACCTGAAGCTCTACCAGATGCACAGTTTGTATCACTTGCGAGTGCTGCACCATTTGCTCGTCAAGATCTATCTGGTATTATTGGTAAAACTAAGAAACCATACGATTCAGACGGTTCTACATACGAAGGTTCATATCGTATCGACTTCAACAATGTATTTGCTAGTGACTTTAATGATTCAGCCGGCAACGTTGTTGATCTACGTCTACCGTTTGGAAACATTGTGGATTATGGTTTGGTTACAGGCGATGTTACAGCAACAAGAGACTTCAGCTCAGTGGCTGATGATGCATCAATTGATTCAGATTATGGCGCGTTCTCAATTAATCAATTCGGTACACTTGGTTATCTTGACAATACATTTGCTAATCTTGTTGATGCTGCTAGAATTGATAGTCAGACATTCGATGCAGATTCAGATGCTGTTGTTGGTGGTAATATCAGATTCTCTAATACACAAACAAGGTTTGATGCAGACGAATTCAGTTATTATACAGATTCCGCATAATAAGGCGTATAAATAGTTACAACTCATAGGTTAGAATAATGGCAAGACAAACAGTAAATACAGGTACAGCAGCTAACGATAATACGGGCGATACAATGCGTAATGCCGGTACTAAGATTAATGCTAACTTTACAGAAATTTATACTATATTAGGCGGCGACAGTGTTTCTGCTACAACTAATATGCAGTTTGGCAATAATGCAATTATTGCAGAAGGTGCAAGCGCTAATGATTTTGAAACTACATTAACATTTACAGATCCAAGTGCTGATAGAACTATTACGTTTCCTGATGCGACAGGAACAGTTCAGCTTACAGGTGGCGTACAATCTTTAACATCGGCTGTACTTACTACACCTCAGATACAAGATACATCTTCTAATCATCAATACATATTTGCTCCTTCAGAATTAGCAGCAGATAGAACTGTTACACTTCCATTGCTAACAGGCAATGATGAATTTACATTTAATGCACATACTCAAACACTTACAAATAAAACACTTACTGCTCCTACTCTTACTACACCAAAAATTGCTGATGCAGGTTTTATAGCAGATGCAGCAGGTAACGAACAACTTGTATTTCAACAAACATCTTCTGCTGTTAACCATGTAGAGTTAACTAATGCTGCTACTGGCAGTTCACCGACTTTAAATGCTGTAGGTGGAGATGCAAATATATCGTTATCACTAGCTTCTAAAG